GATGCTTACAAGATTATCAATTACTTTATGGATGCCGCTTCAAAGATTACTTTGTTGCCTGGCTACCACAACGTTAAGCCTTACTTAGCTTTGCCACCAAAGGAGTACGAATTATTAACCCGTCCGTTGGTTAACCAATACAATCCAGACAAGACTTTATGGAACATGATCCAACGTAACGGAGCTAACAGCGATGGTGTTTTTGCTGGAATTAAACCAGTTACCGAGCTTGAAGCAAAGTATTGGAACGACAAAAAGGGACAAGCAGGTAAAAAGAATATGGGTATTGTTTACCTTGATACTCCTGATATTGCACAAATTGTTATTGCAATGGAACCACGCCGTTACGGCACAGCCATTCCATCCGCTGACAACGGATTAAGCTACAAACAAATGTACATGGAACGTTCAGGCGGCTTGTCAGTTAAGTTCCCAGCCGCAATTGTTCAGTTAACCGGCTTGAATGATGGTTCTGAAACATGGGCAGAAGCTAAGACAAAGGCTAAGTAGTATGAATGACACAACTACCACAGTAGAGTTAATTAAAAAGCTTGATACTGCGGGCATGACCGATGACGTACCCGATGAATCGCTTGAAGCATTAATTGAAAATGCCCGAATGATTGCCGTTTCTGACGGGTTCCCTAAAGTTAAAAAGCTTCATGGTGCCGAAATGCCAGCCCTTGATTTGGCTACCCGTGCTATGACTTTGCATCTTTTAGCAACGCAAGACGGGGCAGGTAGCGGAATGACTTTCGAAAAAGTCGATGTTTTGGAAAACCACTATGCTGATACCAGCTGCTTGAAGTGGTTACAACGCTCTCCATGGGGACAGCTCTATTGGAGGCTGTACAAAAATTATGTCGGCAATCTCGTAAAAATTAGAATAATCGAACACTGATGAAAATTGAAGGTTATAACCGTATTCCAGAAGTAACTAAGGAACTTGACTACTTAAAAACGCATCAGGTTGTAATTGGTTTTTTTGGAAAACGTGAAAGTAGATTACTAACAATCGTTGGGGCTAACGAATTTGGAGCCACAATCAAGCCTAAAAATGGCGAGTGGCTATGGATTCCTACTAAAGACTGTCCTAAAGGAAAAGGCCCAAAAGATATTGAAGGCTTGTTTATTCCTAAAGGGCACCGAGTAGCATGCGTTAACGATCACGGCAAGTTAGTGGCATATTTCTATCTTAGTAAGCTTGTTCAAATACCAGCCCGCCCGTTTATTCGGCAGGCTTATTTAGCTAACAAAAGGAAGTACACACAATTAGTGCGGAGATATATTGCAAAAGTTCTAGCAGGTGAAGCAACGGGTAAGCAGCTACTTAGCCGGCTAGGCGTTGCATGTACTGCCGACATCGCTATGTCATCAATTAAGTTGAAGCACCCAAAGAACCGACCAGCGACTATCGAGCGTAAAGGCTCAGACAATCCGTTGGTCGATACGGGTGAGCTTCAAAGACAAGTAAAGTTCATGATAGTTCCGATTTAGAAAGGGGGGTTGATCTAATGCACAAAATGAATCCGGCAAGAATGATTCACAAGTACGGTGTAGACATTAAAGTTTGGAGTTCGGGGCAATTCTATAACCCCCGCTATCCTGGCGCACCTACTGATGCCCCTGATTATTCCCAATTAAGCGATGATGATGCTGAAAAGCTTCATGAGCCAGTTTTACCAATGTCAAGTCACCTTGCACAACTCTTCGCCCAGTTAGATGGCGGCGGAGAAGTGCAAGGCGATTTACTTTGGTTATCAATTAATAAATATCCAATTGAAAGTGTGGTCAATGTTCCGACACAAGGCGGCTACTACAAAGTTACTAGTCGATCATCTTATGAAGGTTATACGAATCCACACTTTTTTGAGTACCAATTGAAGGGAGTAAATCAGGATGACACAAACCCAAATGCCACCAATGATGGACAACTACCTAGTGATATACCAACTTATCCAGGTAGTTAATCAAAAATATCATTGCGGTGTATATCCGCAAATGAATGCCGGTTTGCGTAGCAATTATCCGTTTATTACTTATGACTGGGTAGACCCTGGAAGTGACGTTACTTTAGACGAAACTGATGTCATGGAAGTAAGACTTCAAATTGATGTGCAAGCAACCGACATGTACGAAGCCTTGAATACGGCCAATGATTTACGCAAGACATTAGCGCACAGTTACGGATATAGAGGATTTTTTAAACAAGCACATGTGATTCCACATAACGTATCAGGAACGAGCCCTCGAGATTTCTATAACGGCACGCAATTACCCGTTTATAGATTTGGTTTCGATTGCTCGTTTTCTATTTACCGTGCTGGAACTATCTATAAACCGGAAGACCTTAACTTTGAATTCAATGAAACAACGATTGAATCAATTAAGGCTATGAATCAAATGACAGGAAAAGAAATAAACGTAAGAAAGGAAGAACTTTAATGCCAACATTAACCACGGTCGCCCCTTACGACCGCCCTATGGATGTGAACGTCATTATGACTGTCCTACATCCCCAACCAATTAAGGGGCTAGGTAATATTTTGCTGTTAAATGCTACTACTGCAGCTGCTAACAGTGATTCAGCTGGCAAAGACGACAAGAGCGCACAAAAGACACCAGCCCAGACTTTACCAGATACTTTGTCAAACACCGACCGCTTGAATGGTTTGCTTTTACGTAAGACTGACCCAGCTACTGGGGCAATTTACCGTGAATATAAGAACCTTGATGCGGTGGCAGTTGACTACAAAGAAGATTCGGCTGTTTACAAAAAGGCTACAGCCTACTTTGCTCAGCCAAAGCACTCAGACCGCTTAGCCGTCTTAGATTATGACAAGTCAAAGGCTTACGATAGTTTGAAGGCTTTCTGGTACTTCAACTGGACTTTTGGCGTATGTGTAGACAACACAATTGACGATTCAACCGTTCAATTGTCAAACATCTTTGAAGTAAACAAAGATCACTTCTTAGTTCTCCAAACTGAAGACCTATCTAAGTACACCCAAATGATGGGGCAAAACTACACTATCGGCTTGAAGCACGATTTGAATGAGTCAATGGACGCCGCTTTTGTCGGTGGCATTGCTCTTAACGATGTCGGCTCAATTACTTGGAAGTTTAAGCAGCTTGAAGGCATTACGCCTGAAAACTTAACTAGTCAAGAATTGGCTGGTATTAACAATATTCATGCTATTGCCTATGAAGAAATGATGGGCAAAGGTCAAACCTCAGAGGGAACTACCTTATCAGGTGAATATATTGACTTGCTTCACGGCGTGATGTGGGTTCAAACCGAATGTCAAAGCCGCTTGCAGAAACTTTTACAAGATAACGGCAAGATTCCATACGAAGCTCAAGGCATTGCCATGATTCGTGCAGTCTTAACACAAGTTTTGAATGAAGCGTACGACAAGGGAATCATCATGACTGACGACACTACTGGTCGCCCAATGTTCAGCGTTACTACTACTCCACGTAGTCAGCAATCACGCCAACGCTTGTCAGACAGATTCTATGACGGCGCTAGCTTTGAATACCATGCTTCAAGCGCTATTCATACTATTACCGTTAATGGCGTTGTCGATTCAGACACTATCATGGCTGCTTAATTAGAAAGGGGAGTTTAAATGCCTTCAAAGATTAAAACATCGAAAATGCGTGAATATGATGCTAATGACTGCACCATTATGATCAACGACAAATTGATGTATGGATTTTCAGAAAATAGCATGTTTACGGTTACTGATAAAACTGATGCGAATACGTACAAGATTGATCCACAAGGATCAGCTACTAAATCGCACAATAACAAGACTATGGCGGGCTTTACATTGCCATTAGATGAAACATCTCCATGCAATGCTTATCTTTTAGACTTGTTTAACAAGGATGAATTTTTCACAGTTGACATCATTGACTCAACATCACACATTTCTTGTCATTATGCATCAATTGACAAGATTCCAGATAAGCAAGGTGGCGCACAAGCCGGTGACCGTAACTGGCCTATTACAATGCTTAACAAGGAAGAAACTTCGAACATGACCTATAGCGATTAATTCGAAGGTTTCAAGAGACTTTCATGAAATCAAATTAACTTAAAGGAGACTTAATAATGAGTGAAGAAATCAATAACGCAAAGCTTGCCGAAAAGGCGCACGAAGAACAAATGAAGATTAAGGAAGAAGCGGAATCAAGCAAGGTCACACCTTTGACTGCTCTTTCTAAAACCGTAACCATTCGTGAAGATACTGACCAAGAATATCAATTAAAGCTTCAATTCCCTGGAGTTGAAGAAGCAACTGAAATTCTGGAAAATTCCCGTAACCCGTTTGGCGCAATTAATCGTCCGGAATTGCTGAGAGAAAGCTTGAAGCACGTGATTATCCAACCAAAGATTAAGTCAATTAAGTGGTGGAACGATCATGAAGGTCTTTATGAAGCCGCCGAAGCTGTTTTGAATTTTCTTACTGAAAAACTCTAGACAGAAACTAGGTAATAGAGAAATTGAAAGACAAGCCGATTATGTTGAACTTCCTTTGCGTTTGATAATGCATGGAATTCCAGAACGGCTTGTTAAAAATGCAACACCAGATCAATTATTGATTATGGCAAAGGTAGTAGAACGGGACATAGAAACAACAAGTATTAGTCAGGCAAATCATATCGGTGAATTGTTTGGCGGTGGTGATAAATAGAGGTGATGCCTGTCAATTAAATTGATGGGTTTTTATTTTGCCTGAATTTTAAAGAAAGGAGCTGAAAACGTGGCCGATATCGAACATCTAGGGATTGGAATTAATACAAACGTTGAATATAACTCTCTAAAAGAAGCTGAAAAAACAACTAGAAAGTTTATTTCTGACCTCGGTGTTTTAGAAAAACGCTTTGACCGTTTAAAGGCTCCTGACTTTACTGAACAATTCAACAGAAACAAAAATTCCGTTGAGGAGACAAGTCGTACAGTTGCTGGCTTAAAAAAGCAACTTGGTGGTATGGCTACCAAAAGTGGTCAAACAACAGCTACCGTTAAAAAGCATTTAGAAGAAACAAAGAATTCAACTAATCGGCTAATTGATGCAAATGTAAAATTAAAGTCTTCGATTGCTGGCGTCGGTGGTTCCGCTAAAACTATGGGCGGTTTATCTAACACCATTTGGAAGGCTGGCGTTTCTGCAAACACCGCTTCAGGTGGCTTCAATACGGCAAAAGATGCTGTTGAGAAGACAAATGGGACGCTAAAAAACAACAGATCAGCCAGCGACCGTGCAACTACGGGCTTTAATTTGCTTCATGATGCGGGTTCAAAATTAATTACCGTTGGAACAGGCATTGCGGCGGCAATGGTCCCAGTTGCGGCGGCTTTTAAGAATGCAAATGATGAAGCCACTAAGCTAGCTGATGAATACAACGTAATTAAGAACTTGCAGCAAACTGGTGGAGATAGTGCCGCTACTGCTAAAAAGAATACGGCGGCTATTCAAAGGGAAAACCGCAATCTATCTTTAAAGTACGGCGTCGATCAGAATTCACTTGCTCAAGGTTCGGAAGAATTAATTAGGCGTGGTTATTCTGGTAATCAAGACTTAGCGGCGCACAAGTACTTTGTCCAAGCGGCAAAAGCAACAAAAGAAGATTATAACTCCGTTGTTAATGCCGCCGCTCCTATGCTTGAACAGTTCGGGTATAAGAAGCGAGCCGGTAACAGTACTAAAAAGATGGCACGCTACACAAGGGAAGTCTTAAACAAGGCGGCCTATGTAGGTGACGTGACATCTGGTCAAGTTGGCGGTGAAGGTGGTTTTGGTAATTCCTTTAAGATGGCTGGTTCAATCCTCCACCAAACAGGACAATCACTTTCATCATCACTTGCAGCTCTTGGTACTTTATCCAACTTCGGTGAAGAAGGTACCTCGGCTGGTACTGGTTTACGTCAAATTGTTTCAAGTTTAGTTGGCGCTTCTAAAAGCAAAACCAAGACTGCGGCATTAAGAGATTTAGGATTATCACCCGCTGATTTCTTTACTAAGTCGGGTAATCTAAAGCAACTACCTACGGTCTTCAATATGCTTAACCGAGCAACGCAAGGCAAAAAGTCTAATCGTGTTACCGGCGACTTTAAACAATTATTTGGTCAAACTGGCTTTAACGACGCTTTAATTTTGACTAGAAATAATCGTGACGTTGCTAATAATGTGAGAGCGGCAAACAGGGCAGACAGTACAAACTACATTTCAAACTTGTCTAATAAAAATATGTCATCTTTGCAGAATCAATTATCTAAGACAAAGATGTTGCTAAAAGATATGGGGATGCAGTTTGCCCAACAAATAGCCCCGGGATTAGCCAATATGCTCAAATTTGTTAATAAGGTATTAAGAGCTATTGAAGGATGGCCTGCGCCTGTTAAAAAGACCCTGGGCTATATCACCGCTATTACTGGAGCGCTAAGTACTGGTTTTGTTGCTAAAAGATTAGTCGGCAATGTGCTGGGGATTGGCGGTAAGACTGTAGCCAAAACAGCGGCAAAAGGCGCTGGTGAATCAGCTAACCCATCTCTTTTAGGTGGGGTGAGCTCCAACCTAATTGGTGGTAAACTCGCAAAAACCGGATTAGGTAGCAAAGTAGCTGGCAAATTAGGTGGTACTGCAAGCACAGGGGCAACTGCCCTTGCTGTTGGCGGTATCGCCCTTAACTCCGGTATTGATCTTTATAAAGCAATTACCACAAAGAACCCTAAAAAGAAGTTTGAAAATTACGGTAAATCTATAGGTTCCGCAATCGGTGGCGGTGTCGGACTATATCTCGGTGGTCCAGCTGGTGCGGCTATTGGCTCTACTTTAGGGCAAGTAGCCGGCAAATGGGCTGGCGACATGGCTCGCAGATTTAGTAAGACTAAGTTTGGTAAATCTGTCGGTAAAACCTTCAAGCAAGCCGCATGGTCGATTAAAACTACATGGCATGATGCTGGTATGGGCAAAATGATTGGTGGCACTGTTAAAAGTGTCAAAAGATCATTTGGTAGCATGACCCGTGACATTGGTCGAGATTGGCGCGATCTTAACCGTAACAAAGCTTTTAGGAATTTCAAGAACTTCTTAAAGTCAGGATTGATGGCTTCTTTAAAGCTTGCTATTAAACAAGGCGCAACAGTCATTAAAACTGGTATTGGCATTGTTCGCGGAGCTGTCAAAATTGTAACGTCCAACATCAAAGGAATTGTCAAAATATCATCGGGGGTTGTCAGAACAATATCTGATATTTTCCACTGGAAATGGGGCAAAGCTTGGAAAGATATGAAGGGCGTTGCAAAATCAGCTATTGACATGGTTACTGGAATGCTATCCGGTCTTAAAGACATGTTTAGCTCAGTTATTGGCGGTATTGCAAGTAGTGTCAAAAATGTTTGGGATTTTGTGTCAGGTAAAGACTGGAAGACAAAGAAACCTGAAAATAGCACCAGTGTTGCAAGTGCTAACAAATCCGTTAAAGCCATGCAAAACGGACAAGGTGGTAAACATCACGCCAGCAAGTCACATGCTACTACTATTGCTGACATTAACCGCTCGACTCACTTAGGCGCTCATGCTAACGGTACTGCTTCATTAGTTGGTGAAGCGGGGCCCGAATTAGCTTACAAGCCTTATTCCAACCATGCTCGTTTGCTTGGCGCTAAAGGTCCGCAATTGGCAAATATCCAGTCAGGTGAAAAAATTCTCAACGCTCGCGACACCGCAAAGGTTATGAGTGGCGGTCTCGGTGCTGGATTAAAGCTCAAGGGATATGCTAACGGCAACGCTAGCCTTGGTAAAACTACCAAGAAAGTTACTGATGACTACAAGCAGATTGCTTCTAAGTCGTCCAAGTCACTTAATGATCTTACTAAGAAGAGCAATTCAAGCTGGCGCAAGATTACAAGCACTACCACAAAACAAGCCCAGAAGAGCCGAAAAGGGGCAATAGACGAATACACCCACATGCGGACAGGAGTTCATAAGCAAATGGACAAGATGCATGACGGTGTAGTTGATCTTGCTTCTACGACTGCAAAGGGCTTTGGTAAAGAGCTAGGTCACATGACCAAGTACGCTCATTCTGCAATGGGCGACACAATTGACCAGGTTAATTCTGGTATTAAGGGAATTGATCAAGTTCTTGGACAGTTTGGTGGTAACACGTCAGTCATCAAGCCAGTTAAGTTCGCTAAAGGTTCAAATGGGCGTTTGTCCCAAAACACCATGGCAATGGTCAATGATGCGACAATTGGACCAAGACAGGAAGCAATTATCAAAAATAGCGGTGATATTTGGATTCCAAGAGGGAATAACAGGATATTGCCACTTGAAAAAGGTGATTCTGTCCTCAATGGTTCTCAAACACAAGAATTGGCAAATTATTGGGGATTACAGCGTTTTGCGAAAGGCTCTGGCGTAAGTCATAGCAGACTAAGAAAAATCGCTGAGACAGCTGGAAATAATCCTGCTAAGAGTTTTGCTGATATGTACACTTCAAAAATTAAGGCAAGTGGTACAGATTTACGACAAGGCTCTATTAATTTAGCTAGAAATTCATCAACTAAGTTAGGTAATCCATGGTCTAACGCAATGTGGGCCGTCATTAACAACGCAATTGGCGGAGCTAATGGCAAGGGCGGAACCCGTGAAGGATTTTTAAAGTACGCTGAATCAACATTCAGTG